AATGAAAAATCTATTATAGGATTCATTGCATTTGCAATAATGTGTGTGATTATGATAGTAGATCTTATAACTGGTTGGATAGGAAGAGATCTAATGATTAATGAATTTGTATACGATTCATTTGTATTCGTAGTGCTTGGGTGCTTTGGTATAAGTGGTGTGGAGAAATTCGCAAAAAAATAAATTATGTTAAGTGGATTATTTTCTGGAGGCGCTGCTGATTTAGTTAAAGGTGTAGGTGGAGTTATAGATAACTTACATACATCTAAAGAAGAGAAGCTTGAGGCAGAAAGAAAGGTAAAAGAATTAATTGCTAACTACGAAATAGAGATGGAAAAAAACATCACTAGTAGATGGGAGGCAGATTTAAAATCAGACTCGTGGCTAAGTAAAAATGTTAGGCCATTAGTATTAATATTTTTAATAGTATGCACCATGCTATTAATATTTATAGACGCAGGTGCATTAAAGTTTGAAGTAAAATCATCTTGGGTTGACTTGCTTCAATTAGTATTAATAACCGTGATCGGTGCCTATTTTGGTGGTCGATCATTTGAAAAAGTAAAAAAATAAAATTATGGGAATGGTAAAAAATGACTGGGTTGGTTCTGTAACTGGATCAGCATATTGTGATGCCGCTTCAGCGGTAACACCTCCAGCAAACAAAGTTATTGTGGCTATATACTTTATACAAGAAAATATATTATCAGCATTAGTTGCTGAAGATCCAGTTATGTACGCTAACACAGCGGCAACTGCACACGAGCAAGATCACGCGTCTACCAACGCTACTGATCACGGTGATGGTGGTTTAGCAATAAGTGGTGCTAAATTCCCTGCGGGATCAACTATATATGGTAGATGGACTAGCGTTACTCCAGCGGCGGACGCTGATGGAGGTATAATAGTTTATTTCGGAGAATAAATAAAACAAATTAAATTAACTTAAATTAAATAAAATGGCAACAACAAAAGTAAAAGGTACGAGTAAAAAATTAAAAGAACTTAAAGGTATTAAACCTGAAAAAATAACTGATGAGCAGTTAAAAGAAGTTCAAGACTTAGTAAATGGTATTAATAGATCTCAAATAGAGCTAGGTCAAATGGAAACAAAAAAACACGCTATGTTACATCATATATCAACACTTCAAGAAGCTGTTGGTGCTATGAGAGATACTTTCGAAAAAGAGTATGGTACAGCTGATGTTAGTATTCAAGACGGAGTTATAAATTATCCAAAAGAAAATGGCGAAGTTAATAAGGAAGATTAGTATTGGCAAAGATTATAAGAATGATGCTATGCACTATGCCGTGGGGCAAGAAGTGTATGGTGGTCATACTATATGCGATATTATAGAGGAAGACGATAAGTTTTCAGTATATATTAAAAAAGAAAAAGATGTGTTAGCTTGGAAAGACTTTAACAAGAACATGGCTGTATCTGTAGAGTATAATCTCGAATACTAATGAAAAGCGTTTACAACTTTGTTGTAAAGCCAAAAGGAGAAAGATATAACAATACTAAAAAACTAGACGGTAAAGAGTTAATTCTTAATACAGATATTTACCAGCATAAATACGTTAATAGAGAAGCTATTGTTATATCAACACCTATTATTGGTGATACAGATATAAAACCAGGAAACACAGTTATAGTACATCACAACGTCTTTAGAAGATGGAATGATGTTAAGGGTGTAGAAAGAAACAGTAAAGCGTACTTCAATAAAGATACTTACTTTATAAACCACGATCAAATCTTTTTATATAAACAAGAAGGTGAGTGGATAGCTCCAAAAGGATATTGCTTTGTAATGCCTTTGAAAGCTACAGATCAGTTTAACACTGAATCTGAAAAACCATTACAAGGTATTGTCAAATATTCTGACGGTACGGTTAATGTTAACGAGCTAGTTGGTTTTAGACCAAGTAGTGAATATGAGTTTATCGTTGATGGCGAGAGACTATTTCGAGTTTTATCTAATTTTATTACAATCAAATATGAATATCAAGGAGACGAAGAAGAATATAATCCAAGCTGGGCACAAAGCGGTTGAAGAGTTAATTAAGGTAGCTAAAGAAGCAATTGTTGACTCAGACGATGATATATCAGCAGATAGACTTAAAAATGCAGCAGCAACTAAAAAACTAGCTATATTTGATGCATTTGAAATACTTAACAGAATACAGGAAGAAGAAAACTTGCTTGAGGGCAAAGCACCTAAAGAGGCAAAGGAAAAAACTTTTAAAGGATTCGCAGAAGGTAGATCTAAGTAATGTACGAGCAAAGTTTAGTTAAAACAGTTGAACCTGTTAAAAAAACAACTATAAGCCGCCTTAACAAAGGTAAAAAATGGAAATATGGTTATGATAAAGAGCATGATTTAATTGTATTATCTCATAGCGGGCAAATAGGTGATATAATAGAAATACAAGATTTAGTTATAGCGTTGCCAAAAACACCGAAAAATGTGTATAGCAATGACAAAAACAAATGGGTTAAGTTTGATCAACCAAAAGAATTAGAGCGTTTGAAAAATATTTTTGATTGGAGAGCATACCCTGAAGATCAAAAAGAACAATGGTTTGATTATATAGACGAAGAGTTCAAAAGAAGAGAGGAAGGTTTTTGGTTTACGAACAACGGTAAACCAACTTGGATAACTGGTACTCACTATATGTACTTACAATGGAGTAAGATTGACGTAGGTGCTCCAGACTTTAGGGAGGCTAATAGGTTGTTTTATATATTTTGGGAAGCTTGTAAGGCAGATAAAAGATGCTATGGTATGTGCTACCTAAAGAACAGAAGATCAGGCTTTTCATTCATGTCATCTGCGGAAACAGTTAATTTAGCCACTCTTGCAAGTGATAGTAGATATGGTATCTTATCTAAAACAGGTGCTGATGCTAAGAAAATGTTTACAGACAAAGTAGTACCTATAAGTATAAACTACCCTTTCTTTTTTAAGCCTATTCAAGATGGTATGGATAGACCTAAATCTGAACTTGCATATAGAGTGCCTGCCAGTAAGTTTACAAGAAAAAAAATTACAGCCAACGAAAAGTTAGAAGATATAAAGGGCTTAGACACAACTATTGATTGGAAAAATACTGGAGACAATAGTTATGATGGTGAGAAACTAGCTTTACTAGTTCATGATGAATCTGGTAAATGGGAGAGACCCGATAATATACTAAACAACTGGAGGGTTACAAAAACATGTTTACGATTAGGTAGCAGGATAGTTGGGAAGTGTATGATGGGTTCAACATCAAATGCTTTAGATAAAGGAGGCGATAACTTTAAAAAATTATACAATGCATCAGATGTCACTAAGCGAAATAGAAACGGTCAGACGAAATCTGGTTTATACTCTTTGTTTATCCCAATGGAATGGAACTACGAAGGATTTATTGACGAGTACGGAGTTCCAGTATTCACTACTCCTGACACAGATGTGCTTGCCCCAGACGGTGAACTAATAGATATAGGTGTAATAGATAATTGGCAAAATGAAGCTGATGGTTTAAAAGACGATCAAGATGCTTTGAACGAGTTTTACCGTCAGTTTCCAAGAACCACAGAACATGCGTTTAGAGACGAAACTAAAAATAGTATATTTAACCTTATAAAAATATACGAGCAAATAGACTACAACGAAGAGATGTCTAGAACATTAGGCGTTACAACTGGTAACTTTCAGTGGGTTAGTGGTATTAAAGATTCACAAGTAATATTTTATCCAGATCCAAAGGGTAGATTTAAAACTAGCTGGGTTCCACCTCAGCAATTACAGAACAGAGTGGTACTTAAAAATGGTGTTAAATACCCTGGTAACGAACACATGGGAGCGTTTGGTTGTGACTCTTACGATATATCAGGGACTGTAGATGGAGAAGGTTCTAAAGGAGCATTGCATGGTTTAACTAGGTTTAGTATGGAAGATGCTCCTGCAAATACTTTCTTTTTAGAATACTTATCAAGACCACCGACAGCCGAGATATTCTTTGAGGATGTTCTAATGGCGTTAGTATTCTACGGTATGCCTATACTTGCAGAGAATAACAAACCTAGACTTTTATATTATTTAAGACGTAGAGGTTATAGAGGTTTCAGTATGAATCGTCCTGATAAAGTTTGGAATAAACTATCTGTAGCAGAAAAAGAAGTAGGCGGTATACCTAACTCAAGTGAAGATATAAAACAAGCCCACGCAGCTGCAATTGAAATGTACATACAAGATCACGTAGGCTTAAGACAAGATGGAACATTTGGGGATCTATACTTTAACGATCTATTAAACGATTGGAGTAGGTTTGATATAAACAAAAGAACAAAGTTTGACGCGTCTATAAGTTCTGGTTTAGCTATTATGGCTAACAACAGACATTTATACGCGCCAAATGCTAAGGTTGAAAAGCCTAAACTAAATATAAACATTTCCAAGTATAGTAATACTGGAACTAATTCACGAATAATCAAATAATAAATATGGCAGAGTCTGGCATTAAAAGTTATTTCCCGAGTCAAACAGTAAGCGATGCTGAAAAGCTTAGCTATGATTATGGTTTGAAGGTTGGCAAAGCAATAGAAACAGAGTGGTTTAATAATGATAGAAGTATTAATAAATATAAGTCTAACCATAATGATTTTCATAATTTAAGGCTGTACGCTAGAGGCGAACAGTCAGTACAAAAATATAAGGATGAGTTATCTATAAATGGTGATTTGTCCTATTTAAATTTAGACTGGAAGCCTATTCCAATTATATCTAAGTTTGTAGATATTGTTGTAAATGGCATGGCTGAAAGAACTTATGATATAAAAGCTTTTTCTCAAGATCCTAACGGCGTGGAGAAAAGAACTGAGTATATGGAAAGTATACTTAACGATATGGAAAACGAAAGTTTTAATGCTTTTACGCAAGAAGCTTTTGGTGTAAACACAAGAAGAAGTAACGAGAAAACATTACCAGAATCATCTGAAGAATTGCAAATCCACATGCAGCTAAATTACAAGCAGGCTGTAGAAATAGCAGAAGAACAAGCATTAACAACTTTATTTGAAGGTAATAATTACGAATTAATAAAGAAAAGATTTTATTACGACTTAACAGTGCTGGGCATTGGCGCTGTTAAAACAAACTTTAACACGTCTGAAGGGGTTACTATAGATTACGTTGATCCAGCAAACTTGGTGTATTCACACACTGACTCTCCTTATTTTGAAGACGTTTATTACGTAGGTGAGGTTAAAACAATTCCTGTAAACGAATTAGCAAAACAATTTCCTCACTTGACAGAAAGTGATCTTGAAGATATAATGAAAAATAAATCTTACAATAGATCTAACTACAATTCAACTCACAACTACAACAAGGAAGATACTAACACTATTCAAGTTTTATATTTTAACTATAAAACTTATATGAATGAAGTTTACAAAAATAAAGAAACAGCAACTGGAGGCGAGAAAATAATACCTAAAGACGATTCTTTTAATCCACCAGGGGGAATGGAAGGAGATTTTAGTAGAATGCTAAGATCTATAGAATGTCTTTACGAAGGAGCGATGATTCTTGGTACTAATAGATTACTTAAATGGGAGATGGCTAAAAACATGATGCGCCCAAAAAGTAATTACACGAAAGTAAAAATGAATTATGCTATTGTGGCTCCAAGAATTTACAACGGTAAAATTGACTCATTAGTAAAACGTATAACTGGTTTTGCGGACATGATACAATTAACTCATTTAAAGTTGCAACAGGTAATGTCAAGGTTAATTCCAGACGGTGTTTATCTTGATGCTGATGGATTAGCAGAGGTTGATTTAGGCAATGGAACTAATTATAATCCTCAAGAAGCTTTAAACATGTTCTTTCAAACTGGTAGTGTTATAGGTAGATCATTTACTTCTGAAGGCGATATGAACCCAGGCAAAGTACCTATTCAAGAAATTGGTAGCGGTAGTGGTGGTGGAAAAATGCAAGCTCTTATAGGTAACTACAATTACTACTTGCAAATGATAAGAGATGTAACCGGTCTTAACGAGGCTAGAGATGCCTCAACACCGGACGTGAACTCGTTGGTAGGTGTTCAAAAATTAGCAGCAGCAAACTCTAATACAGCAACAAGACATATATTGCAGGCTGGGTTGTTTTTAACTGCTGAAGTTGCCGAGTGTTTATCGCTTAGAGTTTCTGATATTATAGAGTACTCTCCAACTAGAGATGCTTTTATACAAGCCATCGGCGCTCATAATGTTGCTACATTAAAGGAAATGGGAGAGCTACACTTATATGATTTTGGAATATTCTTAAACTTACAGCCAGATGAAGAAGAAAGAGCTGCTTTAGAAAACAATATACAAATGGCTCTACAGCAGGGTGGTATTGAGCTAGAAGATGCAATTGAACTTAGAGAAATAAAAAATATTAAACTTGCTAATCAAGTCCTTAAAATGCGTAGGAAAAAGAAGCAAGAGGCTGATAGAGCTAGAGAACTAGAAAACATACAGGCTCAATCAGAGTCTAATGCACAAGCTGCTCAACAAGCGGCTCAAATAGAAATGGAAAAAAACCAGGCTATAACACAACAAAAAGCTCAGATAGTTCAAATGCAAGGACAAATGGATGTGCAGAAAATGCAACAAGAAGCAGAGCTTAAAAAACAGTTAATGCAAATGGAGTTTGAAATGAACATGCAGTTAAAACAAATGGACGTTCAGGCTGCAGCAACAGCAAATATGCAAAAAGAAAGTAAGAAAGATCAAAGATTACAAATGCAAGCAGCACAACAAGCTACACTTGTAGATAAGAGGGGTAAACATCAATCTAATTTAACAGATAGAAAAAACTCTCAACAATCAGAACTTATAGATCAAAAACAAACTGGTAAACCACCTAAAAACTTTGAGTCATCAGGTAATGATACATTAGGTGGGGGTTTTGATTTAGGAAGCTTTGAGCCTAGTTAGAATTTATTAATTATTATTATATTATATTATGGAAGAAAAAAATGAACAAGTAGTTGAAAAAACTACACAAGAAAATGTTACTAAAGTAAAAGTTAAAAAAAACGAACAAGAAGATAACATTATAAAGGTAAACTTAGATAAACCACCAACACCAATAAAAAATGAAACTAAAAAAGATAACGCTGACGACAGCGGAGTGGTTGCAGAGTCTGAAAATGCCGAGTCCACACAAGAACAAAAAGAAGTACAACCGGAAGCAGAAACACAAGAAGCTCCAACATTAGAAGAAATAACTGAAGATTCTACAGAAGAAGAAGTTGCTAAGGTAGAAGAACAAGTTGAAGAAGCAGTGGAAGAAGCTCAAGCCACTGGGGCTCCACTACCAGAAAACATCCAGAAATTAATGAATTTTATGGAGGAAACAGGTGGAGATCTAGGTGATTATGTTAAGCTTAATCAAGATTATAGTAAACTAGACGATAATAATTTACTATATGAATACTACAAGCAAACGAAACCACACTTAAACAACGAAGAAATTAACTTCCTTATGGAAGACTCGTTCTCTTACGACGAAGAAGTAGACGAAGAAAGAGATGTACGAAGAAAAAAATTAGCGTTAAAAGAGCAAGTTGCCAACGCTAGAGTCCACCTAGACGGACAGAAGTCTAGATACTATAACGAAATCAAAGCCGGAAGCAAGCTAACTAATGAGCAGCAGAAAGCAATTGATTTTTTTAATAGATACAACAAAGAAGCAGAAGTAAATCAAAAAGCATTTAAAACTAATAGTGATATTTTTACTAAAAAAACTAATGAAGTTTTTAACGACAAGTTCAAAGGTTTTGAATATAACGTCGGTGATAAAAAATATCGTTTTAATGTAAACAACGTTGAAGAAACTAAAGTTACCCAAAGTAATATAAACAATTTTACCAAAAAGTTTTTGGATAAAAATTCAGCTTTAAAAGACGCTAAGGGATATCACAAGGCTCTTCACACGGCTATGAACGCCGACGCTGTTGCGAAACACTTTTATGAACAAGGCAAGGTAGATGCTATGAAAGAAAGCATTGCTAAATCTAAAAATGTAGATATGACACCAAGGCAGAGTCATGGCGTTGTAGAAGCAGGTGGAATAAAAGTAAAAGTTTTAGGTGAAAGTTCTTCTGATTTTAAGTTTAAAATTAAAAACAAAAACAAATAACAATTTAAAAAAAATAAATTATGGCAATTACTGCAGGAGATAATTTGAATAGTGTTCCAGCTCCAATACAGCAAACACTATCAACTAACTATCTAGACCTTAATGGTTCTGGTGGTTGGGCACAACAATATGTACCAGATCTAATGGAAAAAGAAGCTGAAGTTTTCGGACCGAGAACTATTTCAGGATTTCTTTCACAAGTTGGAGCTGAAGAATCTATGACTGCTGACCAGGTTATTTGGTCGGAGCAAGGTAGATTACACCTTTCTTACAAAGGTGATATCGACGCGGAGAACGTTATAACTATTCAATCTGATATTGACGGGAACTTTGGTTCTAGCGCAACTATCGTTGAAGCTGGTATGACAACTCACGGTATTAGATTAAACGATACAGTTATTGTATCAAACGCTAACGTAACTGTAAAAGCTTTAGTTACAGGGGTTTCAGGCGCTGACGTTACTGTAGCTCCTTATGATGGTGTTGCGATTGCAGCACTTACAACTAACTTAGCTACAACTATATTAGTTTATGGTTCTGAGTACGCTAAAGGTGTTGGTTACAACAACGCTGACGACAGCACTGTACAGTCAAGGGGTGCTAACGAGCCAGACTTTAAAACTTTTTCTAACAAACCAATTATCATGAAAGATTACTACGAAGTTTCAGGTTCTGATGCTTCTAGAGTTGGTTGGGTTGAAGTTGCTTCTGAGGATGGTGCTTCTGGATACATGTGGTACTTAAAAGCTGAGGCTGACACAAGAGCACGTTTCAATGATTACTTAGAAATGGCGATGCTTGAAGGTGAGATTAATAGAGCTGATAGCCCTGCTTCAGGAGTTGATGACGCTTTATATGGAGCTGATGGAACTAACGGGGTTGGTACTGAAGGTTTGTTCGCTGCTATCGAAGATAGAGGTAACTTAACTTCAGGTGTTACTGGTGTTAACGCTGCTACTGATTTAGCTGAATTCGACGCTATCCTAGCTGAGTTTGACAAGCAAGGTGCTATTGAAGAAAATATGATGTTTGTAAACAGAGCTACTTCGCTAGCAATGGACGACATGTTAGCTTCTATGAATTCTTACGGAGCTGGTGGTACTTCTTACGGAGTATTTAACAACTCTGAAGATATGGCATTAAATTTAGGTTTCTCTGGTTTCAGACGTGGATCTTACGATTTTTACAAGTCTGATTTTAGATACTTAAACGACTTGGCAACAAGAGGTGGTATCAACGCTGCTAATGCTGCTGCTGCAATCAGAGGGGTTATTGTTCCAGCTGGTACATCTACTGTTTACGACCAGATGTTAGGGAAAAACTTAAAGCGTCCATTTTTACACGTGCGTTACAGAGCTTCTCAAACTGATGACAGAAAAATGAAAACTTGGGTTACTGGTTCTGTTGGTGCTGCTACATCTGCTTTAGATGCAATGCAAATCCACATGCTTTCTGAAAGATGTTTAGTTACACAAGGTGCTAACAACTTCATGTTAATGAACTAAGCACAATTATTTTAAAGAGACTGGGATTAATTTCCCAGTCCCTTTATTTTTATTAATTTTATTATATATTATATTATGGCAAAAAAACAAGAAACAAAAAAAGTGGTACCAACACCACCGGTTGTAGAGCAACCGAAAGTTGAAACACCTGTTGTTGAAAAAACTAAAACAAGGGAAAGATTAAAACCATCTAACGAGTGGGAAGTTAAAGATAGAGTTTATTATTTAAAAGGTAATAAAAAACCGCTTTCTAGATCAGTAAAAGCTGCTGGTATTTATTATTTTGATGAAGAAAAAGGTTACGAAAGAGAACTTAAATATTGTCAAAACCAAAACACTCCTTTTGTTGACGAAATGAAAGGCGACCAGAGACTAGAGCATATTGTTTTTAGATCTGGAACTTTATTTGTAGAAAAGTCAAAAACAGTTTTACAAAAATTATTAAGTTTATACCACCCTCATAGAGACAATATATATGAAGAGTATAAACCAGCAAAAGAAGCTGCTGATGAAATTGAAATGTTAGATATGCAAGTTGACGCATTAATTGCGGCTAGAAACATTGATATAGATATGGCGGAAGCTATCATGCGTGTTGAGAAGGGTTCTGAGGTATCTAACTTGAGTTCTAAAGAACTTAAAAGAGATTTACTAGTGTTTGCTAGAAACAATCCTAAATTGTTCTTAGAATTAGCGGATGATGAAAATGTAATGCTAAGAAATTTTGGTATAAAAGCTGTTGAGGCTGGAATATTAAGATTATCTTCTGATCAAAGAAGCTTTTTGTGGGGCAGTAACGGTAGAAAACTAATGGTTATACCATTTGACGAACATCCTTATACTGCTTTAGCACACTGGTTTAAGACTGATGAAGGAATGGAGATTTACTCCAATATTGAAAAAAGATTAAATTAATCTAACTGTAGATGCAGTCGCTCTACGGGGCGATTGCAAATACAAACAAAAAATAAATTATGGCGATAAGTGTAGACAAGGTATATCAAAAAGTTTTAGCATTAGCTAATAAAGAGCAAAGAGGTTATATAACGCCACAAGAATTTAACTTATTCGCTGACCACGCTCAAATGAATATTTTTGAGCAATATTTTTATGATTTAAGCCAACGCCAAAGAGTACCTGGTAACGATCAAGAATATGCTGACTTAGTCTCTAATATTGAAGAAAAAATAAGTATGTTTGAAATTCGTGGCGCGGGTATTAGTTTTAATAGCGAAGGAGAGGTAAACCTTATTGATCTTGGAGATTTTTACAGGTTAGGTAATGTTAGAGTTTTGTACGCTAGTAACAGTAAATATGAAACAGCGGAATTAATAAAGTTGAGTGATATTGATAAATATGAAAGCTCTCCGCTTGCTATATACACAAAAAAAAGACCGGTGTATTCAAAATATTCTTCTGCAATGGGTAGTAACACTATTAGAATATATCCAACACCTCAATCAACCACATCCTCAAGTGATACTGTGCTTGTTAATTACATAAGAAAACCATCAAGCCCTAACTGGACTTATTTAATAAGCGGTAGTAAAAACGCTTTGTATAATCCTAGCGCTGCTGATCATAATGATTTTGAATTACATTCATCTGAAGAAAACGATTTAGTTTTAAAAATATTACAACTAGCTGGTATATCTATAAAAGATTTACAATTAACCGGGGCAGCGGCACAACAAGAAATGACAACTTTACAACAAGAAAAACAATAAATAAATGGGATTACTAGACGGCAAGACACATAAAGAATACTATCAAAATAATGATTTTGGTAATTATCAGTTTGTTTCTTTAGATGATATTATAACTCAATTTGAAGTTGCTTATGTTGGAGAAAACAAAATTATACCAAAAATAAAAAGGGCTGATATAGCTTTTCACGCCATGAGAGCTCTAGCAGAATTATCATTTGATACTTTTAAATCTGTAAAATCTTATCAAATAGATTTACCACCAACATTATTAATGCCATTGCCTCATGATTATGTGAATTACACTAAATTATCTTGGACTGATTCTTCTGGTATTAAACACCCTTTATATCCTACCAGTCAAACTTCAAATCCATTTCAAATAAGTCAACATGACGATGGTAGTTATGATTTTTCGTTCGTAACATCTAATGTTGGTATATTAGAAAATAGTGATTTTTCAACAACTCTTACGCCAGCTTGGACGATTGCAACCCCAGCTACTGTTTTAAATAGTGCTCACAAAGGGGGTATGGCTATTGATAACGGCGCGTTAAAAACTTCATTTCATACTAGAAATGGTGGAGGTGGTTATAATAATGTTTCTGTTCACGCTGCTTGGCAAGCAATAGATGTTAGTGGCGTAGATTATTTAGATATATCGGCTACGGGTATTGCCGACACTGTTATTATGGATGCTGACGCAACAACTAATCACACTCATCACATAGACCATGATAATGATCCTGCTACTCCCACTGTATCAACTACTCACACACATACCAACGTAGTGAGTACAACTCCAAACCGTGGTCTTTTAAGATTTGGATTAAGCAGTAACGTCCCGTCAAGTGTAACAAATAATATTGTAAACAATGCTGGAGCAGGTGTTAGCCCTAATAATCTTACTCCAAATTTCGGAACTGATCTTTTTAATCTTACAACTTACGATGGTGAAGATAGTTATATTGAATGGAATGGCCCAACTACAGTTGGATCAACTACTAGTGATGAAGAAGTATTAAATATAGATGTTAGTGGTCAGGATACTGTATACGCGGTTATAATATCTACTTTAAATGCAGTTTTACCTAGTAGTGACACTTATACAAGAGGAAATAGATTAGCAGGAGCTGTATTAGCAAACTCTATAGATAATGTAGTTGTAACACAAACAGAAGATTCTACTAGTTTAATACCTAAAGCTGGTAACGAAAGGAATTCATCAACTTGGAATAGTTATAAAGGCAATTCTCCATCAGAGAATAACAACGATGACTATGAGGACAACACCTATTGGCACATGACTGGTAAGAGGTATGGACTTGATCCTCAACACGCTCAAGCAAATGGATCTTTTTATATAGATGACAGGTTGGGAAGAATTCATTTTAGTTCTAATATTTCAGGAAAAACTGTGATCTTAGATTATATAAGTGATAGTCTTGGAACTGATGCTGAAATGCAAGTTCATAAGTTTGCAGAAGATGCAATGTATAAATGGATAGCTCACGCTATTTTATCAACATCATCGTACGGGCAGGGGGTAGCTAGATCCTTTCAACGTGACAAATTTGCAGCTGTTAGAAAAGCTAAATTAAGATTATCTAATATAAAACTAGAAGAATTAACTCAAATACTTAGAGGCAAATCTAAGCAAATAAAACACTAATACATGCCGGAGATTAAAAATAATTTTCTTAAAGGAAGGATAAATAAAGATCTTGACGAAAGATTAGTACCTAGTGGTGAGTATAGAGATGCTTTAAACATAGAGGTATCCACGTCAGAAGGTTCTAACGTTGGGGTTGTTAAAAACATATTAGGAAACCATGGTTTAGTTTATTTAGAAGATGGCTTTACCTGTGTGGGTAGTATTGCAGATGATAAAACAAATAAACTATATTGGTTTGTTTCAAGTTACGAAGCAGATTGTATAATAGAGTATGACATTGATATAGATAAGAAAGCGTATGTCTTTGTGGATAAACATGTTGGCACTCCTAAAGCCGTTTTAAAGTTTCCAAACAAAATAATAACTGGTATAAACATAATAGATAATTTATTACTTTGGACAGATAACGTTAATAATCCAAGAAAAATAAACATAGACACCTGCAAAGCGGGCACAGATATAAGTGGAAACCAACACACGCAATTAAGTTTTGAAAAAGGTAGTTTTAATGGGTTGACTATAAATCTTATTACACAACTTGGAAACTTTAGCCCCGTTACAAATGCTGTTTCTCAAGGTGATCGAGTTTGGTATGAGGAGAAGCAATTAGAAGCTGTGCTAGGCGTTCCACCGGTAAACCCAGGTGTTGCAAGTCAATACCACACGGTTAAACATTATAGAGATAACGAGTATTTAGGGTTAAAAAATATTGAAGTGTGGAGCGATCCAGATCCCGCCGCTGGACAACCTGGAAATTATTTTTATGCCTTACAAGGAGCTGGGCCATCTTTGGATAATAGTGATCCTTGGGAAAAGGGTGATATTATTTTTGGCTGTAAAGCCGTAACATTGCCTGATGGGACTACGTCATATGTTAATCAAACAATAGATATCGAAGAACGTCACATTACCGTTATAAAACCTAAACCTTTAAGCGCTCCATCGATAAAAATAAATCACTCTGAATCTATCAATAGTGATATAAATATTCCAAATATTTTTGAAACAAAATTACCTAGATTTGCTTATAGGTATAAATATAAAGATGGTGAAGTTTCACCTTTCTCACCTTTTACACACCCAGTCTTTAATGCTAAATACCCAAAAGACGCTAGTGTTTCCAATGTTACAAACATTTTTTACAACAAAGATAATGCTTATGATGTAGAAGATGCGCACAACAAAGCTATGGTAAACTCTATTCACTCTATTGAGTTAACAGAGTTTGTTACAGTGCATACGCCAGAAAACGTTGATGAAATAGAAATATTATACAAACAGGAGGAATCACCTGTTATATACTCTATTAGTACAATAAAAAGATCTCATAAAGATTGGCACGAGCAAAGTAGTCACGAAGGATTAGGCGAGGATATAGGTTTAGGTAATCCAAGTACTATAAATGCCACATATCCAAATGGTACTTTCAAGGCAATAGGTAGCGCTGGGGGTGGTAAGTATATTGTAACTACAGAAAACATTTATGCCGCACTACCTGAAAACCAACTACTAAGACCTTGGGATAATGTTCCTAAAAAAGCTTTAGCCCAAGAAGTTACCGGCAATAGGGTTGTTTACGGTAACTACGTACAAAACTATGATTTAGGTGAGGATGTGGAAATATCTATTAGCTACAACGATAGAAATGCTAAGATAAACAATTTTGAATCACAAGGCTTGAGATCTATTAAATCACAAAGAAATTACCAAGTAGGTGTTGTTTATAGTGATAAGTTTGGTAGAGAAACACCTGTTTTTACTTCTACAGATGGCGCTGTTAACATACCTTGGCAAAGCGATAACATTAGAAACGCTAGTAGAAGCCTTCAATTAAACACAAGTGTTGCTAATAATTTTCCAGAGTGGGTTGATTCATTAAAGTTTTTTATAAAAGAAACTTCAAACCAATATTATAACTTAATAATGGATAGAGCTTGGGTTACTAAAAGCACTTACGATTTAGATAGTGAAAAAGGTAACATATGGATTTCATTTCCATCTGCTGATAGAAACAAAATTTCAGAAGATGATTATATAATATTAAAGAAAAAAATTGGTACTGGTGAAGAGCAAATTGCTTTTGAAAATAAATTTAAAATTATTGATATTCAAAATAACGCACCTGAAGCTTGTAAGTATCAATTAGTCAATTATGGTCAGGTGGGTCAAACAAGTGATGCCACTGCTACTGACGCGTTAACAATAGAGGTTTTTGATAAAGAGGCAAAAAGAATGGATAAAGAAGTTGATACCTTATCTTTGTCGCACGTTGGTTGGAAAAGCTTTGAAAACTCTGGTAATATTAAGCTTTTTGGAGGCGTGCCTTTAGAAACAGAGGCCACGGATATAAATGACGGTCCAATAAGAACTAATAATTTATATATTTCTTGGAGAAGATTAGATGCGAGTGGAAAAGGAGTATCATCAAAAAAATACAAAATAACAAGCGGTAAGTTTGGTGGTGCTAATTATGATTTAAAACTAGCGACTAAAATAACTAAAATAGACGCTGATATAGCACACGTTAACGGTGATTCTTCTACGGCACAGTCATTATTACACGCAGATTTAATTGTTCAAATAGAAAGAAAAGAACTTAAAGATGATCAAAATTTCTCTGGTAAATTCTTCGTTAAAATATCTAAAAACCAAATTACAGATTTAGTTCAAAGCGGTAATCCTGTTAATACATTAGATCAATTTCAAGTTACATCAAAAAGATTTGGTTACTACTGGCAAGATGATATAGGTAGTTCTGCTACTTACAATATTAACAACGTGACTAATTATGGACTTACAAATTACGATGGTTTTACTGCTGATCACACCACGGATGCTTCAGATAGTATACATGATAGTGCTAATAACACGGAGGGAGATGTTGATGCTAACAATTCGGCTTTAAAAGTTACGGACTACGAGGCAGCTTGGGGTGGTATTTATACCGCTTTTGGAGGTTCTCAATTTTTTATAGATTCTATGTACATGGCTGCTGGACAAAGTGAGGCTAGTAACTATGCTAAGTATTCTTGTATAACTTGGTCTGGTTGTACAGCTGGTCAAACTGGCTCTGCAGAAGAATCAAGTTGGAGCTATCCACCAATGAAAACTTGGATAACTGATTTTAAAAACCAATCTGGTTTAAAAAAGAAATTAAAAAGCAATTCCCTTTGGTGGAATGATGATTTTATATCTACATCACCACTGGTGCCAGCGCAAAATGATTGGAGAAATAAAAAAGTTGATGGTTGGGTTGGTCCACTACAAAAAGTATCAAGAAATACGCCTACTGATGTAGATGGTAATCACATAAACGGATTAGAGGGCATAGTTACAACAACTGATATTCATGCGAACGGTGCTAGAAGATGGTTTAGTGGTATTAACACTAAAGGTGGTCACGGTGTTGGTAATGATACTAAAACTTATTCTAACGACGGTGAGGTTGGTAGACATTTTATGCACTTATCGTTTTTTGCACCTGGAAGAAATTTACACAGCGGAACATTTAAAGATACATCTCCAACATTGTTTGGCCAAAACTCTTGGGCTGCTAATTTGCAGGGTATATGGGGCGGAGGTGTTTTTACTGGTGAAACAAAAAATTCAAAATTTGGTAGTGGTGGCACGAAGCACCGTCATATAATGATGGAAGGTAATCACGATGTAAATAATAACTATAGATTTTTAGCACCAGGACCTGGAATTGGAGTTGGTTATGATTTAAAGCACAGAGAGTTACACGAAAAACAATGGGATCCAACATACAATCAAAATGGCGATACTGATAATAAAATAAGGGATTTTATAAGAAACTTACATCCAGGTGCTCAGTTTAGGTTTAACAAGGTTGGTGATACAACCGATACTGAGGTTTATACTATTAAAAAAGTATCTGTAAAAAAACTATACAATCACACTTCTTGGAGAAAACCTTTTAATAGATATGTAGATGGTGCGTACAAACACTTGTCAAGTTATGCTTTAGAATACAAAAGCGTAGAGCAAACAGCTTTAGAATATCTAAAAAAGGTTAATGATAGCGGCACTTATTCTAGCTCTGGTACAGAAGAGGATGATTTTAAAACGGCTATTCATAATTTTGGTAAAGCAAATAACAGAAGAATATGCTATATAATTGAATTAGATAAAAATCCGGTAGCTTCAGCATCTGGCTTCAATCCACTAGAAGCCTCTGCTAATATAATGTCTGCGGATGTTGTTGGTAATAATTTTTGTGATATTGAGTTTTTAGATCCAGTTAAAGATGTTTTATTATCTGACTTGAGTAAGTTTCCAGCTATATGGGAACTTGATCCTAAAAAACAAGAGGTAGATCTAGATATATATTATGAGGCTAGTGGTAATCTACCAGTTAAACTAAGCGAGACAACAAGTGAACTATTTGCACCAACAGGGTGTAGAGTTGAAATTTTAAACTCAACTATTACAACATCGTGTATATTAGAATCTTGGAATGGTTCTACAGCAACTTTATCGCCAGGTTTCCCTAAATATGACGTTCAGAATGGAGTTGAAACAGCAATAGATTATTCTGACATGTCGTTTAAGTTTATTAGAAAAGATGGAAGTTATACTGTTGCAGAGGCAATAAGCAACTATGACGTACCTGCTACCGGACAAGCGATTAAGGTTATAACCGAATTTGATTTTAAAGAAAATATTGGTGAAAACTTAATAGCTGGTCTTTCCTGGTATAATTGTTTTTCTTTTGGTAATGGTATTGAATCTAATAGAATTAGAGATGATTACAACCAAATAT